ACAACAAAGACTTTCGCTTCACCTTGTTCCGCCGTACACAGCAACAGCTCTCAAAAGCCGGCGGTTTGTGGGACGAATCGCAAAAGATATATTCGCTTGTCAATGGCGACGCGCGTGAGATGGGTCACAAATGGACATTCCCGTCAGGCGCAAAGGGCGACTTTGCCGGTATGCAGTACGAGAAAGACAAGCTCGATTTTCAGAGCGCGCAGATATGCTACATTGGATTTGACCAATTAGAGCAATTCACGGAGTCGCAGTTTATGTTTATGTTGTCGCGTAATCGGTCTGTGTGTGGTGTTGACCCCTATGTTAGGGCAGCAGCGAATCCCGAACCTGGCTGGCTTGCAGATTTCCTTGCATGGTGGATTGCAGACGACGGCTACGCTGATATGTCACGCGCAGGCAAACTGCGATGGCTTATACGCGATGGCGACAAGATACTATGGTTTGACACGCAAGCGAAATCGATCGCAGCGTTTGGGCGCGATAAAGAGGGCAACCCAACGATACCGCCGTTGTCGGTTACGTTTATACCAGCGTCAGTATATGACAATAAGATCCTACTTGAAACTGACCCGAAATACATCGCTAACCTTATGGCATTGCCGTCAATGGAGCGTAAACGATTGCTTGGTGATCGCGTGCGTGGCGGCAACTGGCACATCAAGCCAGGCGGTACGAAGTTCAAACGCGAGTGGTTTTCTGTTGTTAATGACTATCCGCACGACGCTATTGCTGTCCGATATTGGGATTTGGCTGCAACTGCACCAAAGAAAGGCAAGAACCCTGATTTTACTGCAGGATGCCTCATGGTGGCAAAGGCTGGGCAGTATTGGATTGTGGATATGCGCCACGACCGGCTCAATCCTGCAGCAATCGAGAAGCTTTTGGGCGCAACATGGCAACAGGACGGAAACGACATACCTATTCGGATGGAACAAGAGGGTGGTTCGTCGGGCAAGATAAGCGTACAGTATTTTGCCCGACACGTCCTTGTCGGTGCTGACTTTTCCGGCATACCAAGCACAAAGAGCAAAGAGATACGCGCAAACCCTGTCAGCGCGGCAGCAGAAGCCGGTAATGTGTTCATGGTTCGCGGTGAGTGGAACAAGAATTGCCTGGATGAGCTTGAATCATTCAGCCCTGAGTGTGACCACGACGACCAGGTAGACGCAATATCAGGTGCATTCTCGTTTTTAAGCTTGCAATTTCTTAATCCGTCTGTGTATAGTGACAGCACAGATCAGAACTACGCTGAGAAAGTGATTGATGATAAGATTGAGGCGTTGCTTGCTGATATGACACCGGAAGAAAGGGCAGAAGCGATACGGGTTATCAACGAAGAAGGATAGAAAGGGCGATATGAACAAAACTGCTAACCAAGACCAGTATATAGATAGCGTACACTCAGACCGCAGAACAGCGATGTGCGAGTGCATGGTGAAGGCGGTAACAGATGCCTGACGAACCAACGAAAATCGACCGTTTAAAGCAGCTTATTCTTGACCGCAAGAAAAATAAACAAGATATGCTTGACAACAGATACCAAGATTTGCAAGAATACACCGAAAGTCAACAAGAGCGCGATGAGCGTATCTTGAAAAATAATAGTGCTTGGGCAAAATTATAGCGACTGTGTTGCGCCACAATTACAGGAGCTATACAATGGGCATCTTAAAAGACGCAATCGATAAATGGACAGACCGCACAGCGGCATATAAAGACCTAACGCGTGTAATCTCTGGCTTGACTGGCAGCAATAAGATGATTGGTCAATTCATGGGGCGCAAAGAAATCTCAGACAAAAACGAGGCACTTAATCTATATTCGTCATGGGTTTATACAGCAGCGAACCGCAACGCGAACGCTGTAGCATCAGCAAAGCTCAATCTATATGCAACACGATCAACAGGCGAACTACGCGCCGGGCGCAAATACGGGCATAGCATAGGCAAGACAGTTGACGCAGAAACATTCAAACGACTAAAAGCATCAAACTCAATGAACGATCGTCTTGCCGGTGCAGATGAGGTTGAGCATATAATCGATCATCCTTATCTTGATATGATGCAAAACGTCAACCCGCACAAGAACGCATTTGAAACAATGCAGGCATTGAGTTTGAATATTGACCTTGGCGGTGACAATTACTGGTATATTGACCGTTCAGGGCTTAACGGTACACCAATAGAGTTTTGGACACTGCGACAGGATTATGTGACTGTAGTTCCTGATTCAAAGGATTTCATCAAAGGGTATCTGTTCGGTCGTCCTGGCGCAACGCAGAAGATAGCATTTGAGCCTGACGAGATAATACAGTTTCAGCGTGTCAACCTACTCAATCCCTGGTACGGCATGGGGCGCGTAGCAGGCGCGCAGAACGCTATCCTTGGTTATCGCTCAATGGAAGATTACGAAGCATCTGTCACGCGTAACAACGCTATTCCTGCCGCTGTTATCCAGTACAAGGGAGGCAAGCTCGATTCAAAGCGACGCAAAGAGCTTCTTTCAGAATGGAATAACGCGTTGCGTGGCAATGGCAGATCTGGCTCGTCATTTGTTGCTGATATGGATTTTGATGTCAAGACGCTCGCAATGAACCCGCGTGATCTGAGTTTCCTACAGGGGCGCAAGTGGCGGTTCGATGAAATCATAACAGCATTTGGTCAGACCGGCGCGATGTATGACGAGAAAGCGAACAGAGCAAACATTGAAGGCGCAATCCATTTATGGGAGAAATGGGAAATCACACCAACACTCCAACTTATAGAACAGAAAATCAACGAGAAGCTTGTTCCGATGTATGGCGAGCCGCGCTTGTTTGTTGCGTATGACCCTATTATTCAGCGCGACAGAGCAGAGGTCCGCGACGACGAAAAATTATATCTTGAGAATGGTATGCCTATCAATCGAGTTTTAATGCGCAATGGGCTCGAACCCGTCGAAGGTGGCGACATAGGCTATATAAGCAATTCAAAAATTCCGATAGGGAGTGCGGTGGTGTCCGAGCCAGCAACAGTCAAACAAGCTAATACAATAAAGCAAAATCTGCAGAGCAAGAAAACTGCTCACTCACCTATTCGGGATTCTTACAGAAAAAACGTGTCGAGGATGTATCTCAAAGCTGACCCTGGCGGTTTATCCGGCGGCGCAAACAAACCGCTTTCAAAGCCTGAGAAATCAATCAATGATGGCATCAAGACGGTATTTACAGATCAAGAGCCACTCGCAATCGCCGCTGCAGCATCAGCAGTAGGTGCTGATTTTCAATTTCTGCTTGGCGAAGAATGGACATTCCGCACAGCCAACGCTATCCGTCCAGGCGTAACAGCATCAGCAGTAGCCGGAGCAAAGCGTGGCGCGCAGCAAGTAGGCGTTGTTGTAACTGACTTTATCGACCGCCCAACAGTCCAGAATGTACTTAAAAACTCAACACTTGACTTTGCGCTCGCTATTAACGCCGGTACAGAGCAAGCATTGCGTGAAGCTATTGCAGCCGGACTTGAAGCAGGCGAAAGCATACCGGAATTAAAGAAGCGTATTGAGCTTTTATATGATGGCTGGAAAGACTGGCGCGCAGAACGTATCGCACGAACAGAATCAATCAGGGCTTTAGAATTGGGGCGCATCCAGCAATGGAAAGAAACCGGCGTTGTTGCCGGCAAGATATGGGATGCAAACGGTGACGCTTGCCCGTTCTGTCTTGATATGGATGGAAAGTATGTCGAACTTGGCGAGCCATATTTCACGCCTGACGGTCCTGATCAGGTGGTAGAGTTTAACGGCAAGGAAATAACGCTGCAACATAACTACATGACTGTTGACGCTCCTCCGCTTCATCCTAATTGCCGATGTTCTGTGCAGCCCGTATTGATAGAAAGTTGATATAATGACAAAGAAAATAAGAGTTAATTATCTTGATAATGACGCGAAAGATTGGGTTTTGTATAACAAGAAAACAAAGAAGAAAATCACAAACGTAATCATTGGTGACATTTCACTGCGTGCTTATAAGCGATGGGTAAACGGTAAAGACCATACAAAAGGAACGCAGTTTGTAGAGGATGTTGATCTTGAATGGACACGAAAATAAAGACCGTCGAGGAGCGTCTTGACTTCCTTGAAAAGCAACGCGATATATTCGCTACATCATGGTATGAAACAACAATGATGCTCGTTATGGCTTTAAATGAAATAGCAGAAATAAAGGACAAACTAGAAAGGACAAGATTATGAGTATGAGAATGTTATGGCATAGTGTACCACCTCGCATATTTACGGGGTACGGTGTTCAAGCTTCGCTCTTTGTCAATGGAATAGCAGACGGAGGGCATGAGATAGCTGTCAGCGCGGCGATTGACCAATATCACAATGCAATGGTTGATGGTGTATTTCACTTTGCATCTGGACCGCGTGTAAATCTAGGCAATGACTTTATAAGCGGTCATATTCTGGCTTATAAGCCTGATATTATTATCAGCATGGTAGATTCATTCATCATGGATGCCGACAAGTTCTGCAATCAGCCCTGGTACGCATTTGCAATGGTTGACAGCGCGCCGGTTCATCCTGCACGAGTGAAAGCGTTGCGTAAATGCACAAAGGTCATTGCGCCGACGCATGATGCGCAGCTATTGCTTGCCAACGAGGGCATTGATTCCTATTATGTTCCGCTTGCATTCAACCCTAACGATTACTTTGTCACAGATCAAGATGAGTGCCGCAAGGAGCTGTCGTTGTTATGGGGTGTCGATATAGGCGACAGATTTCTTGCTGTGAATGTATCAGCCAATATGAGCAGACCAAGTAGAAAGAATTTCGGAGGGTTGTTGAAAGCATGGAGTCAGTTTGTCGATGGGCGCACAGACAATCCGCTGCTTTATATTCACACAGAAACAACGGGAATGCTCACAGGCGGCGAGGACTTAATGATGTCAGTTGAATTATACGGCGTTAAAGATTCAGTAATTTTCGCTTCGCAATATCAGTACAACACAGGAATGTTTTATTCTGATTATTTGCGCAAGGTGTATAATGCTGCTTCTGTGTTGTGTCATACGGCTATGGGCGAAGGTTTCGGGTTGCCAATAGTAGAGGCGCAGGCGTGCGGTTGCCCGGTGATAGCTCCTTGTTTCGGTGCAATGAAAGAAGTGTGCAAGACCGGTATTTGTTCAGATGGTATAATGCACATGTACGACCCGGGCGCAGAACAGATTATTGTTAATGTTGAGGAGATTGTGGAAGCTCTTGAAAATATGGCTGATGGTATGTTTTCAGATTATGAGCAGCATATAAGTGATCGCGTTGCTGAATATAGAATTGATAATGTAATGAAAGATAACATGTTGCCGACATTAAAGGCAATCGAAAGCGAGGTAAAGAAATGAAAACAAAAATGAGATTATTTAACCTATTGCCGGCACTTGAGCAAGAAATGCAAGATTCGATAGGGCTTGCTCTTGAGGAACTTGAGCTGTCGCTGGATACTGCCGTTGTCAAGCGTGTCGCTGGCATAGCGCAGAAAGCCGAAAGCGATGGCGAGAAAAACAAACGCATCAAGATACTTGCATCAACCCGCGAGATTGATCGCGACAATGAGATTATCTTTCCGAAGGGAATGGATATATCACAATTCAAGATGAATCCAAAGATTCTGAATGGTCATGATTTCAGTAAAGATCTGCTTGCAAAAGCTATTTCTGTTTCCCGTACTGAGTTTGGGATACCAATGACAATCGAATTTGCACCGACAGAAGAGGGCGAAAAGTTCAGGATGTTGTCGCAGTTTATGCCGTTGACATTTTCGATAGGGTTTATCCCGACAGATGTTTTGTTGCCGCGTGACCCTGGCTTCGGTGACTTGGTAAAGCAGTTGAATGGCAGTTGGGATGAGTTCAGAATCAACAAGACAGGCGATAAAGTATCGGCATTTATCCGCAAAGGCATATTGCTTGAAACATCGATTGTCAATATACCATCCAACGCCGGCGCGATACAGCTTGCTGCAGCAAAGGCTATTGAGGCTGGCTTGATTGAGGAAAAAGACGCTGTGCTTGTTATGAAAAGCTTTGATATTGAGCCTGAAAACAAAGAGCCAGAGCCCACAAAAATAGAGATAAAAGAGCCTGACAAGATTAAGGCAACTCTTATTCCGACAAAGGCAGAGCGTGTTATTATGGCTCAAAAGCATCAGCCAATAGAGGCAAGGTCAGTTTACCGAAGAATGAATGATGATGAACAAGCAGAAAAAATCGTTCAATGTGTGAAAAATAGTATTGCATTGCAAACCGGAAAGGTATAATATACCCACAGAAATAGAGCAAGGTTTGTTTGATCGACAAACCTGATAATTTAAGAAAGAAGGTATATCGGCTGCCGATGCGGATATACCTTTTTTCTTTGCTCTAAATGATTTTATTAAGTGTCATATTTGGCGAGGCTGTAGCAGCGAACCTGCAGGCTTAACGGCAAAGGCGTAAACCGTAAACATATATGAGGGAAAACAAATGAAACATCTGTTGAAATTATTGAAGGACTGGACAGACCCGTCCGGTACTGAATTTAAGGCTGGAGAGATTATCGAGCTTGACGAAAGCGCGAAAGCTCTTGTCGGTGAATTGATCGTTGATGGCATTGCCGAGAAAGCAACAAAAGAAGCTATCCAGGAAGCAAAAGACCTTGAAAGCAAGGACATTTCTGCTGTCGTAAACAAGGCCGTGAAAGACGCTGTAAAAGACCTGCCGTCACAAGCCGCAAAAGAACTGCATGACATCAGCGTCAAAGAACGCTCTGATTCTGATATGTCGTTTGGTTATCTGATGCCGACTGCCGGACGCGAACACACACGCGATGAGAAAACATACGGGCTTGGCTTGTTTGCTAAAGACGTATATGCCGCATCAAAGGGTAACGGCGAACCATCTCGCTTAAAGATATTGCGCGAAAAATCTGCTGCAATGATCAAGAAGGGCATGGAAGCTGGTTACATCGATAAGGCTGCTGCTTCTGGCGGTATGGTTGTTGATATTGACTCTGACGGTGGTTTTCTTATTCCGCCTGAGTTTTCAACAATGCTGCTTGAAATGCAGAATATTGAATCAATCGTGCGTCCTCGCGCGACGAAGCTTGACATATCAAGCGATACCATTGAGCTTCCTCAGTGGAAAGATTACGATCATTCAGGCAACACCGTTTTTGGTGGAGCAAGGGCATATTTCAAGGGTGAAAATGCATCGCTTACAGCAAGCAAGCCAACGCTTGAGGACATCAAACTCACGCTGAACGCGTTGACTGGTCTTGCTTATGCGTCACATAAGCTCATGACATTCAGCCCGACTACAGTTGGCTCATTCATTCTTCCTTCAATCACTTCTGCGATGGCGTGGAAAGAAGATCAGGCGTTTATTCTCGGTACTGGTGCTGGTATGCCTCTTGGTGTATTGACAACCGGCGCGAAAGTTTCTGTATCTGGTGAAACAGGGCAGGACACTGATACGGTCGTAACCGAGAACATCACGAAGATGTTTGCCAGGGCGCGCGTTCGCTCCAACGCATCAACAGTTTGGCTGTACAATAAGCCGGAACTGCTTGATATGCTGCTTCGCTTGAAGCTCGAAGTTGGTACGGGCGGTTCTGCTGCTGGTCTGATAACACAGATCACCGGAAGCCCTAATATGAACATGCTCGGCTATCCGCTGGTCGACTCTGAACAGATGAGCGCACTTGGTGACGCTGGCTGTATCGCGCTTGTTGATTTGAGCGAATACCTGATTGCTGATTGCCGTAAAGGACCGGAAGTCGCACAGTCAATGCACCTGCAGTTTGATACTGGCCAGGAAGCATTCAGAATCATCAAGTATGTAGATGGTCAGCCTCGCTACTCCGACACGTTCACGCGTGCGCACGGAAGCAACGATACTTCTCCGATTGTATCGCTGGCAGCCATATAGGACAACACAAGGGGGCGGCAATAACGTCGCTCCCTTTTTAAACTTCACATAATAAAGAGAGGTAGAAAAAATGAATCATCTATTTGTAGAAAATCAATTCCCAGTATTGGCGTTTCCTCCGGCTTCATCTCCGGCGGGTACAGAAGATTATGTCAGTATGAAGGGCGCGGCTCGCATGGTTGTTATCATAGCGGTTGATAATGCAAGCACAGTGACAGCATTGACTGTTACGCTGAAACAACACAATACTACCATTGCTGCTACTGGTGAAAAAGCACTAGAGTTTGATTGGGTATATGTCAACTCAGATGCCGGCGCAAGTGATACACTTGTGAAAACGGCTGTGACAAGCGATACGTTTGACACATCCACTACCGACAACAAGAATCTGTTGTATGTTATTCCTATCGAGGCTTCAATGCTTGACGTTGCGAATAACTTTGACTGTGTTCGCGTTGATGTAACAGGTAATGCCAATTCTGTAGCAGCAGGGTTGTATGTCATGGAAGGCATACGCTATAAGGGTGGGCTTCCTCGTCAATCGTTTATAACTGATTAGTTAATTTGAGCGCGGGGGCAGCTTTAGCTGTGCATGGCTTGTCCTTTTCTGCCTCCGTTGCTCATTAAAAAGGAGTATATTATGAAGAAATTATTTGTTTTTATATGTTTGCTGCTTGTTGGTGTTGCTCCTTTGTCTGTTACGAATTGTGGTTCATTAACGTCCGGCAAGGTCATACTTTACGTCAAATAATAAAAAGGATACATCATGGCTAAAAAGAAAAAAGAAGAACTTAAAGAAGAAGTCGCTCCTGTAGAGGAAGTTATAGAAGCACCGGCAGAGGAAAAGGCTGCGGAAGTCGCTCCTGTAGAATCTCTGAATATAGCAGACGTTTCGCTTGTATCTGCTCAGATCAAGAATGGTGTTGCGATAGTCAAGGGCAAGACCTCTGATGGAAAAAGCTTCTCACATGAAATGGTGATGAAAAATCGCTATGGCGCGCAGTTCACTCTGAAATAATGTTTTGTTCACCTAAAGACAAAATGCTGAGGAAAGCAAAGAGGGCAAAGCATGGCAGAAAACCTGACAACGCTATACCTGTACAAGATACAAACAGGCGGAAGCCTAACGACAACAACAAATGATGCGCAGATAGTAAGCATCATCAACGCTGTATCAGCTTCCGTTGCGTCATATTGCGATCGAGTGTTTGAATCTACAGAGTACAAAGAATGGTACGACGGTTCAGGCGCGGTTCGTATGACACTGCGCAATTTCCCTATTACAAACCTAAAAGCTGTTTCGCTTGAGCGCGATAAGGTGGCAGATATAACCTATACCGGCGGAATGCTCGCATCAGTCCACACCAGCGGCGCGACAATGATGCTGAATTACATTGATTCTGCTGGCGATAGCGACACAGAAGATATAACATTGTCAGGCTCTACAGACGACGTTGCTGCGCTTGTCAACGCTGTATCAGGCTGGACAATGACCGTTGCAACTGGCGAGGGTTCGCGTCCCATGATACTTGCAAGAATACACGATGGAGGCGATGCACTTGCTCCGAATAGCGTTGAACTTGATGTACCGGGCGACTTAATTGAGGCGCGGCTTGTGTCTGAAACAAATCAACAGATAGAAATACCGGTATTCAGCTCTGCGTTCAATAGGGCAATAGCGAAAGTGTCGGCTGGCTTTTCAGAAGGGCAAGGCAATGTGTTTGTGTGGTACGAGGCAGGCTATACGCTTCCGGCGGCTGTTGATGCGAATACAGCACCGTCACCGGCTGGCAATGTGCCGACTGATTTGACAATGATTGTGAATGAGATTGTGCGCGAGGTCTTTGACGGTACGAGTACAGATGCGACAATGAAATCAGAGAAATTCACAAACTATGCGTACACGAAAGCCGACACAAAGGCAGGCGCAGCGATCAAAGATGCTGTAGCTCGTTACGCGCAGGCATTGACGCCGTATATATCAAGCAAATTATATTAAGGGGCTATATGAGTTTTGACAGTTTGCTTAATCAGAGCTGCACAATACAGCGTTATAGTTTAAAGCAGACCGATGTCCTGGGGCGTAAAGAGGTATGGAGTGCGGTTTTTCCGAATGTCAAGTGCAGAATTGAGCAGCTTTCGGATGATAAAAGATTGATCGCCGGGCGTGATGGTGAGGTTGCAACACATATTTGCTATGTGCAGCCGGCAACTACAGCTACGGTAAAGGATAGATTGATAAGCGGTGGATTAACTTACGACATTGTAAGCGTCGAAGAATCACGCGGTGCAAAATCAGTGCATCATTATGAGATCATATTGAATTTAAGGCGGTAATGGCAACAAAAGGAAAAAACTATGAATGGCATGGCAAAGAATACCAAGCGAAGATTGAGAAGGGCATGCAGCGGAATATGGACCGAGCAGCGATTACGCTTGTTTCAATAGTTCGTAATTCATTCGGAGATTCCGGCGTTACCGGTACAATATCTGGCGCAACACGGTCGCAAAGAGCGGCGAATCGTTCAAAGCCCGGTGCTCCACCACATGTGGACACCGGGCATTTGAAAGCAAATGTTGCATGGATGAAAGACGTTGCAAGACCGCTCGTTAGGAAAGTTGGGACAGGAGTTGGAAATGCGAAGAGTGTTGGATATGCAATGTGGCTTGAGTTTGGAACAAAGAGAATGGCTGCAAGACCATTTTTAAGACCAGCATTAAAAAAGCATAAAACGAAATTGAAAAGAGAAATCACGAGACCGATAGCATAATGGAAGCATTACTCAAAGCGATTAAGATCAAGTGGGATAGCAACGCCGCTGCAGAACTGCGCGCTCTATGCAAGGGCGGTTTGTGGGGTCTTGAGGCGGTACGCAAAGGAACAAACAACGACCGGACAGGTATCGCAGAAGGAACAAACAACGTGCTTGATAATTACATTGTTTTATCGTTTCCAGGTGACATATCCGATAAGTCAATGAGTTCTGTGATCGAAAACGTGACAGCAGATTTCAATATATTTGTATCTGACGAAGAAGGTCTGCAGGCTATAGTGCAAATCCGAGATGAATTTAAAGCAGTATTTGATGATGTTGTCTTGCCAATGGATAAAGATGGTGCAGGCAATACGCAAAGGATGGTATCAATGACAAGGCAGACAGTTGGTACTCCGCAAAAAGATCCTGATGAGGGATATTTTCTGCCAATAACTTATGAAATAATGTTTGGTTAAACACAAAAGAAGGAGTCATAAATATGACAAATGCAGTACACGGAAAATCGGGTGTCGTTAATATCGGCGGTGTTATAGCCGAAGTCACGACTTGGAATATGAACAGAACTGCGGCTGCTGATGAAGCAACGAGCATGACATCTGGTGGATACCAGGAGTTTGTAGAAGGTCTACGCGGATGGGCTGGTTCTTTTACGACATTGGTATATGCGGCAAAACTTGGCTTGCAGAATGCGGCGACGTTTCAGGTTGGTGCTTCTGCGTCAACGTATGCGCCAGTCTGTACCGGTGCTATCATCATAACTGATGAGCCTATCCAGGTTGATGTTAATGGCGTTGTTCAGTATCAGTACACATTTACCGGAACTGGCTCGGCAAGCATAGCGGTAGCATAATCAAAACAAACGAAAGGACATAATATGAGTGCATCTGATGCATTGAGAAGGGTAACGCAAGTCACGTTGCTTGGTAAGAAATATAAGATACATCGATTGTCGGTAATGAAAATACATGCTATAATCGAGGAGTATCATCTTGATCAGCTAGTGAAAGTTATCGAAAGGACGGCTCAGGGTATAGACGCAAGCAAGCGAATAGATTTTATTCGCGAGGAGATGAAAAATCTTCCTGTCGGTTATGCGCTTGAAAAAGAAGCAAAACAGATACTTGCGACTAACAAAATGTCAGACGAGCTTGCAACTATGTTGCTTCACGCGGCTATGGATGAGAGTCATGGTTTAACGCTTGATGATATATCAATGCTTTATGACGACGCAAGCGTGCCGGAAGCACAGGCTGCTTTTATGGCAGTAGCGGGAAAAGAGCAATCCCCGACAGGCGACAAATCAAAGCCCTCGCGCAAGCGTACGGCTGGTCGCCAGAAATAGCTGAAACACTGACATCGGGGCAGTGGTATTATTTCAGCGATTCAGATGCGCCGCAAGGGATTGTGAGCATTGATGATGATGTTGCAGAAAATGATGCAAGGGAAATGAGGGAAGCAATCGAAAGATTGAGCGCAAGATTTCCTGAGCGCAATGGTTCTTTCAGCCTCAATGAGGTAGCGGAAGAAAGAGGATAATGATATGTCAAAAGTTGGCGATGCATTTGTTGAGATAAGCGCGAAAGACGCTCATTTTACAAAAGGAATGGACAAAGCGGAGAACAAGCTTGCTAAGTTTGGCGCGCGATCAACAGCAGCATCCGGTAAGTTTACTCATGGCATGGCTCAAATGCGTACCGCTATTGGCTTGCTTTCTTTTGCGATGGCGGGTCTTGCTCTTGGCGGCGGGGTATCAACAATATTAGACAAGTTTGCTGAACAGGAAAAACAAACAGCAAAGCTTAATGCGGTCCTTAAAGCAACCGGCAACTCAGCTGGATTTTCATCAAAAGAATTACAGGGCATGGCATCCGAATTGCAACGCGTTACAACCACAGGCGACGAGGCTATTCTTAAACTGATGGCTATTGTCGGCACGTTTAAAGGCATCAAGGGCGACCAATTCAAAAAGGTAACAGAAAACGTACTTGATTTGGCTATAATTCTTGAAACAGATGCAAAGAGCGCAGCTCTCCAGCTTGGTAAAGCTTTAAATGACCCAATTGAAGGCATCACAGCTCTATCTCGCGCAGGTGTCCAGTTTAATGAAAGCCAAAAGGCGCAGATTAAGGGATTTGTCGAAACAAATCAGTTGATGAAAGCGCAAGAGCTTGTACTGAAAGAGGTAGAGGGTCAAGTAGGTGGTACGGCGCGCGCCCTGCGTGATACGTACGGCGGTTCTGTTGACGCAGTTAAAAATAGCTTTGGTGATATGAAAGAGGGGCTCGGTGAGTTGGTTGTAGAGTTTTTTAATCTCGAAGAAGTAAATAATGATCTTGCAGAAGCATTTACGAACACAGAAAAAAGCATCAAAGACCTTGCCAATAGTCCTGGGCTCATAGCATTTTCAGAACTTATGCGAGGCACACTCGCGGAAGTCATACTCGAATTTCAGTTTGCAACTGAGGAAATAGAACTACTTGGTTCTGTTATTGGGCGTACTCTTTTCAACATAGGTCAGAATGTCAATTCGACAGGGCGCATTATAGGCAGAGCAATAGGCAATATGATTAACGATACAGATCTGCCACTTGACGAAGTAATTCAAAAGACAGAATCAGCAGTTGATTTAATCGATGCGAAGATGAAAGACAACGAAAAAAGGAGAGAAGCATTCCGCGAAGTATTCCAGAAGCGGCTTGCTGCCCGGCTAAAGAAGAATACCGACGAAATGATTGACGAAGAAAAGAAGGGGACAGCAGGAGTTGTAGACGAGGAAAACAAGAAAAAAGCAGCTCGCGATACAACTCTAAATAGTTTTGCTGATATAATTAAAGAGGCACAAAAAGCATCAAGCGCAGGTATCGCAGCGGGTGGCTTTGGTGCTGGCGGTGGCGCGGCCGGAGCAAATCCTCCTGGTACTACTACTGCTGACAAACTTACGACTACAGGCGACAGCAACACAGCGATATTACAAGATCTATTAACACAAGCTAAACTCATGGTGACAGGCATTAACAAAATGACAGTTTTCGGATAGGAGCAATATGGCAGGATATAAAGAATTGATAGAAGATTACGACTTGACGGAAACAAGTTCTGAGGTGTCTGGTGTTAGATCCTTTGTTGAAGTCGCCGGCGGGACATCTTCACTTCCAACCATAGGCGATAAGTTTGTAGACCGCAACAGCGTTATATGGGAGACCTGCCTTGCGAAGAGGAGAAGCAGAAAGATATTCTACTACGAGCGAGGCGGTGTCAACGATTGGGCAGAAAAAATCATTGTCAATTACTCTACAAAGACCGAAACAAGCTCGTTCACAACTGCCGATGCAGACGAAAGAAGGTATCAGCTTGGCGGTGAAATTCTTGCTATTGACGACCCAAAAGCGCATTGGACGTGGCATATTGCAGGTGGTGCAGTTAATCAGCCGCTATTTAAAGCTAACGCAATGGGCTCATTAACTCGCCAGGTGACATTTGCGAGCGCCGCAGCAAAAGCGACTGCTGTCGGAGTGTGGGAATCTCAAATGGGAACTATTAATGCGGCGGCATTTGAAGATCATAGGATTGGCTCTGTACTGTTTAACGGTGCTGATGGCGGTACACAGTATAATTCAGTAGGCGTTAAGACATGGGTCTTTCGCCTACAATTTACATTCAGGATTATTCGGGATGAAACTGTTGCTATTTCGCGGGATGATTGGCTTTATCTTTGGAACAAGACCGCATCCGGCAACGGAATAGGCGCATGGGATAAACCAAAAGATGCAAACGGTAAATTCTTATATGCAAAATCTAATTTCACAGCTCTATTTTAAGGTGATAATGTGGGTGGTCAACGAAATGTATTACAGCGACAAGCGCGAGGCGATAAGTTTGTAGAAACAAGCAACTACAATAATCTTATTGATATGGCTACACAGCTTGGTCAGCTTCACTTCGATCCCGAATCGATGGTTATGATGCGGACAGATGGCAATGGCACGACTATTGTCAATCGCAAATCAACTACGACTACGACCGAACCCTGGACACTTGAATGTTCGCTTGCCGGTGCGGTTGTTTCAGTGACTGCAGGCACTATATCCTACGGAAGCGTTGATATTCCTGTATTAGCTGGAGATGTTACATTAACCGGAACACCAGAATTTGTTTATGTTCGATTGACACGCTCGTCTCAAGCTACTGCACTAGGTCATGCAAGCACGCGTCCGGCATCTGATTCGACATACGCCTATTTTGTGCTTGCAAGTTATACTGCGGAATACGGAGTTTATTCGTTAACAGCAGTCCATCGTAAAGGTGATATCGATTTACAAGTGCCGTTACAATAATGAAAACAGCAATCATATTCCTAATGTTCGTTTGCATAGCGGCAGAGGGCGGCTTTCAGGGCTTCCCTGTCCCGACAAACTCCGACTGGACAATAGCCAACACAAACCATTACATGAGCCAGCTTTATTCCAGCATAGTTGAGCGATGCGAGGTCGCTGATTACGCGCCCTTGGATATCGTTGAAACGTGGTACGTGTTTGATAAGATGATTACAAATACAGTCGCATGGACGAACGGCGCGACAGTTGGGATATATACGAACATCTATCCAACAAATATGACGGTTACAACTACAAATCAGATCGGCCCATTTGAATATGAAGCTGACGGAAGCGTTACCTATACTGGTATGCCGTTTGTTACTAGGTACTTTATCAATCAGCTTGATGCTAAAATTATTGGTCTGATGGGTTGTTACCTTGCTTACAATGCGGCAAGCAATTCTACGGCATGGCACAAGACAGCTTACACAAGTGATATTGTTTATTCGGTCGCAGGCACTGACCACACAAACACAGCTACAATTTATCCGATTACGTCTATCCCGTATGAAACGCCACGCAACTTGTTCACTCATGCGAAGATAGGATATGTTGAGAGCCCTATTTCCAACCAGTTTAATATCGTGACAAACGGGACGGCATATTGGACTCGCCAACCACCTATGACAAATCAATGGGTGCTTGCCGAAACGCATTATACAGGGGCATGGTCTTATGTTGAGATAAGCCAATTCGAGAAGCGGTTATACAGTACCAACACACCTGTTCTGAAATACATAATGGGTGGCACAAATCCCTTGACTGGTTCGTTTGATGTAACTATCAACGGCACATTCTTGAATGTTACCAACCAGACCACACCCGTAGGCAGTGAGATTGTAAGCATATCATCAACCAACGAAACAGCCACGACAAAGCCTTGGTATAATATCTCGTCTATTTCCGTAGCTGCCAATTTCAATACAAACGACACCGTTTCTCTGTATTACAATGGCTCGTTTACGCTTTACGGCGATCAGCCTTATACCTTGTATGCTGCGGATCTGAATGAGCGATATGAGGCAATCAAAAGGCTCAAATATATTAAGTCAAAGAGCACTTTATATATTGATATCTGGTCACCAGATGTTTATAGCGGTGGGCAGGGTGCTGACGACGATTACTCCGTTGCAATAAGTGAAAATATAGCAGATTATAGAGTCGGAACGGTAATCGGAGGAATGCCTGGTATTATACAGGCATGGTATCAGTGGGAGCGGTTTGCGTCTGATGAATATCGCGTTAGATCAAAAGCGGGTGTAGGCACAAATGATTTTATATATAGCCGGGATGTGATTGCGACGAATAGACCTTATACATGGGAATACTACAGTTGGTGTTTAGAGTATTATTATGGGCGAGAACAAGTGTCTCCGCCATTAGCCATAACTAAAAATGGTTATTATGAATGGTACGATCCATCGGGTATAACTCTTGCGCCCGATATAGTAGACGGTAACAAGTACAGCCTTTACGCAGTTGTTACAAACGCAACAGCATCAACTCAACTTGTGTACGATGCTTGGATTGATGCTATAGACACAGCCAATACCGTAGTTGCGCCCGGCCCGACGTTGGATACATCTGTAAGAGTCAGTTTTTATCATTACGAATGGAACATTTGGCCGTCAACTTTTATAGGCATTGGAGGCGAGCAAGGAAGTATAGCAGATGGGTGCGGGTGGTTTTATTTAAACTATGATTTTGAATACGAATAGAGATTCATATATAATTGATTTTACATCATGATAAATGTTATACTACAGACCAATAGGAGAATATAATGAAAAAACTTGTTTTAATGCTTTCAATGTTGCTGCTTCCCGTTTCGGTGCTGGCTCAGTCAATAACACCAACACTTTACATACCGGTAGAAACAACGAACACACTGCGCAATTATTCGATCAAGAACATAGAGGCAACAAGTCTTGATGTTGTTTTTCAATTCACAGAGGGTGGCGCGCGCATGGATTTATCAAGTTCTGATGCTGTAACTTTCCGGTATGTGCCTGATGATGGCGCATGGCAACAGAGTATTTCGGGCTCGCTTGTTAATAGTGGAACAAATGGCGAAGCGAAAGTTGCGCTCACTCCTGTCAATAGCAATACAAACGGCACATTCAATTTTGTCATGCTTGTATCACGCGCAGGCGTTGAGGTCCTGGGGCGTGCAGAAGGTGAATTGACGCTTGACAAGAATTGGGGCAAAACAGTCACAAACGCATTTCCTGCCGCTACGAATGTTGGAGCAGTTGCATATTGGAGTGGTTCAGGATGGTCATTGTTGCCGGCTGGAACTACAAACTATGTTTTAAAAACGCTTGGTGAAGGAATACCGCCGGTGTGGTCGCCTGTTTCTGCGGTTGTTTCCGGTGTGGTCACTAATATAGTGGCTGGTACAAACATTGTTATTACCGGCACATCAACATATCCGATAATAAATGATGGCGGTGCATATATTGCAGCAGATGTAGCAACGCTTAATTCTGCAGTTGCAGCAGATGCTACAAACAGAACAGCTATTATGATTGAAGTTGGATTAAATTCTGCAACTGGTGCAACGGCAATAGCAAACGCCGCACTTGCTCAGGCAACGGCTGATTACGCTAATGTAACTGGTGCAGTCAACACAGC